TTTTTAGCGAATGAGGCGGGAGACTTATTAATTCCCTCCGCGAAAGCAGAAGAGTTGCCATTGACGGTAGAAGATCCTGCCGGAATTGCTGCGCTAGAAAATGAAAGAGTTGCATTGGATCCAATGATTGAAGAGGCAGAGGCAGAAGGCGGCATTGCTAATGTAGCAAAAACCATTGCAGAAGCAAGAAGCGATAAGTTTAAGTCTCCAACCTTCAGAAGAGGCGATGAAGATCTAGCTGCAGTTACCAAAGAAGACTTGATAGATGCCGGGTATGAAGGACCAGGTGCTCTGACCGATTACCTTAACGACATGAAGTTCGATGATGAGCTTGGTCGGTATATTGAAGAGATTGAAGCCGAAGGTAAAGCCAACGGCGGCATCATGCGGTTGAATGGTGGAGGAAAGGTTGGGCTTGCTCGCGGCGCATGGGACTGGATTAAAAGTATACGAAGGAAAAAACCAGACGATAGAACTCAAAAAGAAATCTATAGTCCAAAAACGCAATCTGAATTAGCCAGCGGGAATCCGGAATCAGTTTCGGGATCTGTACCTTCTGTAATAAATCGCGGCGGGAAACAAAATACCGGCAAAACAGTTGAGGGAGGTGGAGCAACTAAAGACGGAACGATTGAGGGAGGTGGAGCAACTAAAGGCAGCGGCTGGCTTGGGAAAACTTTAACAACTGGGGTTGTTCTCGGTGCAGGTTATGGTTTTTATAAACTTGCTGCCGATAATGCTGAAGAAGAATTAGATACTGCAGTAGCTGCAGGCGCATCAGCCACAGAAATTGCAGAATTAAAAGCTCTGTTGGCAAAAGCGCAAGAAGATTTGGCACAAGCATTAGAAGGCAATACAACAGACGATGGACCGCCCCCCGATGAAGGCAATCCTTTAAAGCAATTGTTTTCAAAGGCAAGACAAAGTTTGACTTTTGACGATCCTCAGAAAGCTCTTTATATTGCTGGTCAAATGATGAAGCCAACAAAAGGTATTGTCCCGGTCAATGCGTTTACCGCAGGTACTGAAGCAGCCATGGAGTTTGACAAGAACCAATCTGAGATGGCTAGAAATCAAGCGACTATTGATCAAGTCGGAACTGATCTAGAAAGAGAATTCTTTACATTAAGATCTTCTGCAGCAGATCAACTTGGTAGAGAATTAACGGCAAGTGAGGCAAACGAATTATTACTACATGTCAGAGATGACATGCAAAGTAAAAAAGCTTTAATGACTTTATTTTCTACGACCGCTCCTGATTTAATTAACAAAGATACTGTTAACCAATTAAGTCTAAGTAAAGCAGCAAACTATATTAAAAGGCTTAAACCCTAATGCCTTATGAGGAGCTAACAGATGGTAGTTATTTGCCATATGATCTTAATGACGATCCTAATGAAATTGCTAGAAGAGTCAAAGAAAGAAACCTAGCTATTAAAGCAGAACAAGCTCAGTTTAATTATCTTAATTCTGATAAGAATAATCCAGCCACTGAGTTATTGCAGGAAGATGTAAGCTTTGGCGGCAAGGTTGGTAGAGGCGCTCTCAATGGCCTTGTCTCTATACCAACAGAGATTGCTTCTACTATAGGATATGGCCTGCAGTTAGCCGGAGAAGAAGAAGCTGGCGAAGATATGGTTGCCAGAGCACAAGCTGTTCAGGAAATGTATGCCCCTAACATCGAGGGTCTTGGGTTTGCTGCAGAACTCCCTAAAGCTTTAGTCCAGTTTGGTTTGCCAGGTGGTGCAATATTAAAAGCAACAAAGGGAATTAGAAAAGGTGCTGGTCTAATACCTTTAGCTGCTGCTGAGTTCACTGTTGCATCTCCTGACATGGAAACTTTTGGAGATGCTTATCTCCCCGGTGGGCCAACAAAAACAAAAGATCTTCAGTATCTTGATGGTCAAGAAAAAGCTTACGCAGCCTTAGAAAACAAAGGAAAGGTTGCTCTTGAGGGAGCGGCTCTTGCTTTAGGTGTTCCATTTGCTTTTGCTAAGACCGTGCAGATAGGGCTCCCCTTGATCTCAAAGACTGCTGCTTTGCCTATAGTAGGCGATGTTATTCGTGGAGGATTTACAGCAGCAAGGGAAACTGGAGCGTTTATAGGTAAGGGCGTTGATCAAATTCTTAAAGACAAGCCTGGTCTAGACAGAATTGTTGGCGCTTTCCGGTACAGGGGGATGCTCCCAGACAAAGAGATGGCTGAAATTAGAGATGCAAGATCTCTTGAGTTCGCATCTTTGATTCAGGCAAATAAGATTGCGCTACATGACGCGCAAGAAAGTCTTGAGTTTGTTTTTAGAAAAGGAGATGCCAACGGCATTACATCTAAAAACATTATGGACGCTTGGGACAAAGCTGTCTTTCCTTCAGGAGAGTTGCTTGATCCTAATGCAAAAAATTATGGAAAAGTTAGAGACAGTTTAAACTCAGATCAAATAAAAGCTTTTGAAACTCTTGTCGAAGCAGACAAAGCATACGGGTTGACGGCAAAGAACTTAAACATTAACTCTAATGTTGACGCAATAAAGTCTGATTTTAGTTTGTTTAGATCTGCAAAAAGAGCAAGAGAAACCATAGACAACTACAGTGAAGCAATACAGATGCATCCCGATCTCCTGCCAAAGGGAGCCATGGATACAATCGGTGGGCAGCTTGGCCTGTATGGCACAAGACAGTACCGGGCTTTCTTGGACAGAGACTATAAGCCGTCAATACAGTTAGAAGAAAAAGCTATTGAATCTGTCATAAGAGCCAACAAGAAAAATGGTAAAAATATCTCAACAGATGAAGCAAGAGGACAGCTTCAACAGCTTATAGAAAAGCCAGGGTTCCTTAACTCTTCTCTGAATCCAAAGGATCTTATTGAAGATTCAGTCCTTTTAAAAATGAATGATGGAATCTTGAAGGGCAGAACTTTAAACAGCAAAGCGATTAGAGAATATCTAGGAGAGTACAGCGGCAGAGATTATATCTCTCCAGAAAAAACATCTAGGTCTTTAGATGTAAGAAAAGCGGATGTATCAGTAAAGTTAAAAGAAACATTAGGTAGGCAAGCAGGCATCATAAGCAAAGGTAACTTCATTGATTACCTAGATGAGTACAACAATGCACGACCCGCTGGAAAAAAAGTATTCCTCGATGCTCTTCCTGAAGGATCTGCTGGTAGCGGAGATTATACAAAGTTAGCTGACTCTCCTTTCTATGGAAAGTTAAGAGGAAAGTTTGTTAAGAACGAGTATATTAATGCTTTAGAAAAAGACTCTTGGCAACCAGCAGGTGTTATAGGTTCAGGATATGCTTTTTTCTTGGGGCTTAAAGGATTAAGCCAGCTAGGTAAAACCGCATACAACCCGGTAGGACAAGTAAGAAACGTAACTAGCGCTGGGGGTTTTGCATTAGCTAATGGCAACGTACCTAATGGTCAGACAATGGCTGAAGCTTTTTCCCTTGTATCTGCATCTATAAAGCAGGAGTTTGGTAAAGATGCTGCCGGGAAAGCCATGTTTGAAAAGTACAACAGGCTTGGCGTAGTAGGTCAGCAAGCACAACTAGGAGAATTAAACAGTCTGATTGATGAAGCTGCTGCAGTGTCTGGATTTACAGGAAAAGTATTCGGAAGCAAAGCTCTTCAAGCATACCAGAACAGCATCATGACCAAGCTTTACCAGGGTGGTGATGATGTCTGGAGAATCTTTAACTTCAAGACAGAAAGCCAGAAGATTCAATCTATGATTGCTGCTTCTGAGATTAAGGGTAAGCCTTTCATGATGAAGGCCAGCACTCCAGTGCAAAGAAAAATAGCAGTTGATGCAGGATTAGATCCAAATAATTTAGATGTAACTAAGCTTCCTAATACTAAAGAAGCAAAACAACTTAATAGAAGCTTTGATGATTTCATTGATGAAGAAGCTGCATTCATCACAAGAGATGTTGTTCCTACCTATGAACGAGTGCCTGAAGTAATAAGGTTATTAAGAAAGACTCCTCTTGGAAACTTCATTGCCTACCCTGCAGAAATAATAAGAACAAGTCTTAATATATTAGGTCGATCAATCACAGAGCTTTCAAGTGAGAACGCTTTGATGAGAGCCAGAGGGATGGAAAGACTTCTAGGGTTCTCTGCAACCTCAGTGGGTATAACATCAGGCATAACGGCGCTTGGGCATATGATGACAGGTTCTACTGAAGAGCAGCTTGATGCTTATCGAAGATCGGGAGCAAATCCTTGGGATACAAACGCTTCGCTAGTAACAGTTCAGACTGACGAAAACGGAACGGTAAAAGAAGCCATCAACATGTCTTACACCATGCCATATGAGTATTTAATTACTCCATTTATTGCAATTCAAAATGCAATCGATAACGGAATCAGAGAAGAGAAAGCTCTTGGCGAGATTGCATACAATGCCACGCTTGGTCCAGGCGGAGTTTACGATGAATTCTTCAAGCCATTCATGGGTCAGTCTATGATGAGCCAAAGAGCGATGGAAGTGTTTAATGGAAGGACTGACACTGGGTATCAGATAGGCCCAGGAGAAACAGCCCCCTGGACAGATAGAGCTTTCTTCGGATTTTCTCATATCTTAAATGGATTAGTGCCAACAATTTCTCCAGCAGAAATTAATGCGGATGTGCCACCATGGCATTTAGGGAAGATAACGCCCGGTGGTGAGCCTGCTAGTGCAAGAGACTTTTACGGATTATCAAGAGCGCTTAACATTAAAGACCTCCCAATGGCGGCGTTCCAAGCTAGTGGTTTAGTTGATCCTAGGTACAAGGTTTCAAAAAAGAACCAGTTAGATTTATATGGTGAAATGTTTGAAGCCATGTCTGGGGTTAAGACAGTTAAAGTAGACATGAAAAAATCTTTGCGCTACAAGGCAATTGATCTGGCAAACAAAATAAACAGCGATGCTGGTCGAACTCTTAGAAAATTAGGCAGGACTCAAGAGTACAGAAGCTCAGAAGAATTTGCTTACAACTACGAAAAGAAAATAGAACAACAGATGAAGTTGGCAGAAGAGTTAAGAGTTGCCATGCAAGATGCAAAAACTTTAGGGTTATCCCAAAAAGAAATAAATAAAATATTATCAGACAATAGAGTCCCTCGATGGCAGAGTTTAGTGCGAGGTAATTTTGTTCCTTCTATACCAAATCCAAATCTTTATATTAATCAAAAAGATTTTGGCACAGAGCGAAATAAGATAAGAAACATTATTGATCAGCAACGTATGAGAAATCTTTATGGCAAGTATAAAGGTCGATCTTTGCCAGCACTGCCGCCAGAAGTACCACAAGTTCCACGCACTCCACCCCCAGATTTAAGGGCATTTCCCAGCGCCAGGGAGGGGACTAGATCTTTGTCTACACCTCAGCCAAACTCTGCCGGTATATCTGCGCTGAGGCAGATAGAGTTAAACAAGCTACTAGGAATCTAATTGATACCGCAGCGTAAGCGCAAGAGCAAGTACTATGCAAAGAAGGTTGAGTACGATGGTATTACATTCGACTCCAAACTTGAGGGGGCTCGATACAAAATCCTCAAGGGAATGCAGGACCAGGGCGAGATCTCTGAGCTTGAAGTACAGATACCCTATGAGTGCGTTGTAGAAGGCAAGAGGGTGTGCAAATACATATCCGACTTCAGGTATAGGTGCGGGGAAGATGTCCTTGTAGAGGACACCAAGGGCATTATAACGGCAGTATTTTCACTGAAGAAGAAGCTGGTCGAAGCCCTGTATCCAGGGCTCGTTATTCAGATTATCAAAGATCCAAGAGAGTTACCTAGATCGGAATATTATCCTCATCCATAACCTGTACTTTCTTAAAATCATCGAACTCCCCGTCAAAGAAGTTTCTTAACTTCTCCAGGTCAGAGATGTCGGAAAAGTTATAGTCTATCTTTGACAGCTCACGCATCTCAGGACTACTGAAGTGCTTATCCCCCAGCTTATCTGCTGTGACATTGTAGAAAGTAAAGATGCCTGAGCGGTAGGCCATGACATCATCACTGCATTCCTCTGAGATAAGATCTGCCTTGACCAGGCTGGGATTCCATAGATGGTCCCGGCATCCCTGCTTCTGCTCATCGAGGGTCAGGTCTTTATTGAATCTACTGCAGTGCCATGCAGCGTTGTCGCTTTCCATATCTGGCTTACAGGAGTGACAGTTCCTGCAGTTAACTGATGGCGGCAAACGATGGCCCAAGTAAGAATCCCGGTACTGTGGCGTTTCATTCTTCAGTCGCCAATCAGTCTCGCTTAACCCGGATGGTGGCCTATCTGACGAGATGATTCTTTTCGCTTTCTCCTGAGCCTGTTCCCATATAGATGGATTGAAGTCGATGATCTCTGAATAGATCTGACTGTTGTTCTTATTAAGCACAACCGCCAGCGCCTTCTCTAACCCGAAGCAACCCATGTAACAATGTAACTGCCACTGGTAAGCGCTTGACCATCCCTGGTAATCCTCAAGCTTAACAAGTTCTCTGAACCTCTTATCGTTAGCTGACTTAGCCTCAAACACAAGCATCTCTTCAAGGTCATCCTCAAACACTCGCTTCACAAAGCCATCACAACTGCCGCCAAAGTGACCGCCCAGGTAGGACGCTCGATACTGATTGCCGTCTGAATCTACAGCAGAGATATCAAACACCTTGGTCTTTTTTATAAAGTAAACCAGTTGATCCTCGATGTGATTGCCCAGATCAAACAGCCTAAGCATCCTTCCATCAAATGATGAGGGCAAACACCAGCGGAAGTTCATCCAGATCTTTCGCTCATCAGCATCACCGATCCCGCTCATGCCAAGGTGACCCCTGAACCTATCGTTATCTTCCGCTATCCGTTTATCCATCTCTTCAAAAAGTAACGCCGATGACATTCCAGTACCTCCCTTCTTTTCTTAGGTTAACTTTCTTTATTTCAAGCAGTGCTCCGCTGTCTACCATATGGACTGCCGAATCAATGCTGTAAGGAAGCTCAAAACCTCTCGACATAATGCGCCATTTCTTTTCAGCAACCTCTCTTGGCTTACCTCGCATGGTCATCATGAGTGCGGTAGATCTAGGCCAGTAATTTTCTTCAGTCTTAAACATTATCTTCAGGTAATCGTTACCATTCTTTGAGACAGCTTTCTCAGCGCGAACAAACTCCACCACCTCTTGTCTTTCAATGATCTCAGCCTCACCCATCTCGTCCGACAGGACTTGGCCTTCACCAGCGATGGTTGTTTCAGATGCCTCTTTATCCTCCTTTAAAGGATTTATTTCTTCGGGCTCAGGCAGTGGCTTAACTAAACCGCATTCTCTACAGGTCTTATCATCTATGTCATTGACCGACAGACACTCATAACATATCCAGATCTTTTCCTGATCGACAACCTCATCATCTTTCTTGTTGCGCTCAGGTCTAGCGACATCGATGCAGCCATGACGACCCATGTTGCCACCGTAGTCCAGAAGCAGGCAGTCTTTCTTATCTTCCCAAGGACGCATACCCCTGCCGCAGATCTGCACATACAGACCAAGCGACTTGGTGGGCCTAAGCAATGCAATGCAATCAGTCCGGGGCGCATCCCAGCCCTCAGTCAGGACCGCAACATTACATAGCGCATTGATCGTGCCTTGCTCAAAGCTATTAAGGATATCTTCGCGCTCATCCATGGGAGTCTCAGCCGTGACACACGCTGCCTTAATCCCGTGATCTTTCAAGTAGAGCGCCATCTTGTTGGCATGAAGGACGCTGACACAGAAGAACACCGTGCTCTTCCTGCCTTTTAAGTATGCCTTCTCTAGCCAATCGTTGATGATTGCATAGATGGTTTCATCTACGATAGCCAATGCTTCAAGGTCCGACTCTCTGTAGTCCCCACCCTTGAACTTGACCCTCGCCTTTGAGGCATCAATGACTGCATTGTCATTCACCTTGAACGATGACAGCCTGGACAGGTAACCCTGCTTGATCAAGTCGGGAATGGTCGCCTTGTAGGCCACACCTCCGAAGAAGTGATCGTCCATACCATAGATGTAGCCTTGGCCCATCCGGTACGGTGTAGCGGTTACGCCCAGGATCTTGGGACAACCGATCTCTTCAAAGTGATCAATGATCTTTCGGTATCGAGTATTCATCTGAGGGGAAACGTGATGCGCCTCATCTATGATGATGTAATCGAAAGGGTAGGATTTCTCCAGACGTTTCTTTGAAGCCAGGGTATCTCTGCTGGCGACAACAATAGGCGCTGTGTGATTGAATTGCTTGAGGCTGGCAGCAAGTATGCCTACTGGGGCATCAGGCCACACGTTGAGTAGTTTATCGACTGCTTGGCTAATGAGTTCTTGTCTGTGAGCCAGGATGAGAAACCTTTTGCTTGGGTTTGCAAGGTAGAGGTCTTTGATTAGCATGGTAAAGACGATGGTCTTACCCGCCCCTGTCGGTAGGACAATGAGGGGATATGTTGTTTCTTCTTTAAACCAGCAGTGAGCTTTTGCTAAAGCTTTTTTCTGATAGTTTCTGAGTTCCATAGCTAGTGTAATTCTCCTTCAGGAAGGAATTCATCTTCCATTTCCTTACGCTTCTTCAACGCTTCTTTTTTGATATACCTGATGGTCCAATCAACTTGATCTGTATTGTCAGCAAAGATGTAGGCATTGCTGACTGATAAAGACATAAGCTCTTGGATTAAGGTTCCATGAGGTAACTCTTCTGTTACATGTTCATCTATCAGATCTTGCAAGTGATCATAGAACGCAATTATTTTTTCATCTTTCATTCTTATTCTCCTCCACTTGTTCTGCACAATAGTCCATTGCTTCATTCATGCTGGGGCTTATTCCTAAGCAGGGATTGCCGTTTGACTTCTGAAAAGCAAACCAGATTTTTTCTGTTGGATCGAATTTAACGGTCATCTCTGACTCCTCAAAACTCATTTGTCATCTCTTTTTTATGCTTCATTTGCACAGCCCTCGCATAGTTTGATGGCGTAGGCGAATCCATGCTTGACGTAGCTCGGATAGTCATCGTTGTATTCCACGGTCTCTTTTCTTGGAGAGCCGATAGATTTTGTTTTTTTGCGATAGAGATCGCCCTTGTTAATTTCACCCTTGCAGGTATCGCACGTTCCAGGTTGCCTACATTTTATTAGTTTCATTTCAGTTCCTTTTTTGTGAGTGGTGTACCGCCAAAGAGAAAGACCTTCTCTGCCAAGAATCTCTTTGGCGTTGGTTCAGGATCTCACCGTACCCTGTGGATTTTATCAGCAGATTACTCTTGCCAGTTGACCTGCTGCCCAGCAGGTTGATTCGCCTGTGGCGCAGGTGCTTGTGCCTGTTGTGGCGCAGCAACTGCAGGTGCAGTGTTATCAGCAAGGAACGACTTGACGTTGTTCTTCGGCGGATAACCATTTGAACCTGGCTTCGTTCCAATGTTGGCCTCGACCGGCGTGTTCATTGCCTGACTTAACGTCTGGTTGTTGAGCGGCACGTTATCCACATCAATGCCAGCAGCCCTCATGAACGCCTTGATTCTACCCATTGCCACAGTAGTGTTATTACCAGTGAGTACAAAAGTCTCAAAGATTCTCCTGTTCTGGTTGGTAGGCCCAGTGATGGTGAACTGAATATCAATACCAGCGTTGCCGCTGTTGTATACTCTGTCCTCAAACTTAAGAGCCTCGATGGTGTACTGACCATCAGGGACAGGCGAGTAATCGCCACTCGCTGATTCATCGACACCGCTTAAATCAATACCATTATCTAATATGCCCATTACTTAGCTCCTTTGGCCGCTGTAAGTTTAGTTTTCTGCGCTGGATTTAGCGCGGTTTTGTATGCATCTATAAATGCATCCCACTCAAACGGAAGTTTAGGTGGTAACTCAAGCCTGGATTTAGCATCAAACCCAGCAGAGAATTTCGTGTGAAGTGCTCGATTACCGTAGCTTACTGCACGGTTCTTCGTGCCTTCTTTCGTTACGGTAACGTCATGGTTAGCGAACAGATTGAAATCCACCCAATCTTTAATCAGGTGATTAACTTTCTTATGACACCTCATCTCCCAACGATCATAACTCTCATTGATCGGATCGTTAAAAGGCTTGACCTGAACGTGAGACAACAAGATAACGTTCATGTTTTTTTGGTTGACAAGATAGTCGAATGCACTAAGCAGCTTAACGAATTGTTCTGCCACTGCCGTGTACCCTTTGCCGTAACCCGGCGTTTCAATGGATGACCACCCTTCCTTCTCGCACACATGGGCCTCGGCCAAAATGCTTGCAGCATCTGTGGTGTCAAAGACCAGAGTACGGAAAGAGTGCTCCTCGTTTGCTAACATTTGTAAATGCCCGAAGACATCATTCCACTTCTCGCATAGATCAAACGCTTGAGTGTCGATATACTTCAGGCCATCTTCTGCCTGAATAAAGATTGCACCGTCAGCGTTTGCGCCGAAGGTGCTCTTACCAATCCCATCTACTCCCTGGATGTTTATTCGCAATGGCGGATATGATGATTCATCAGAACGAGCAGAGGTTTTTCTTACGTTTTCCAATATCGCAGACATTAGCTTTCCTCTTTTGAATTGAATTTATCAAGATCAATTTTCTTAACGGTAGGATTGCCCAGCTTAGTTGCTAAGGCGTTTGAAAAGATCTGAGCATTTTTGGGATTGAGCATTCCCCAATCTTTGTATTTGCTCATGTTAACTTTCCAAAGTCTAGTCAAGAACGGCAAAGAATCTTCATCTTTCAGCAGCAATAAAGCTGCCTCAATCTGATCTTGATCCCATTCATAATTACGCTTGACTTCGAATGTCACACCTTGAACAGTGCGCTCACCACCTTGGTTTGATAGCAGCAGGACTGATGCCTGAGCTTCTTGATGCTCCAGAACTTCCCTGGTTAATTTCTTTATCTTGCTGTCGATTGTTACTTTTTGCTTCTTTGCGACGTCCAAAGATTCTACAGCTTCTGCATAATTTTCCATTTCTTTCTCCTCTCTACAAAACTGAATCTACGCTCATTCAAAAAACTTGTCAACAAATATTATAGATTTAATTAATTGCTCTACTTGTTGCATAAACAATCACCATTTTGTATAGTCTCGGAGTACTTTTTCGTAAAGAGGAGACACAATGAATAACCTACGAGAAATCATATATATACAATGGGATATGCTCGACGATGAAATAGACCCGTGCAAAGAGTGCCGATATAGGGATGGTGTTTGTTTGGATTGTGGACAGGAGGAAGAAGAGTGAACGACAAGGTAAAGATTGATGACTATCTGATCGAGAAGAATGTCCCGATGCAGAAAAGCTTTCGATCCCGCCTGGGTAAGTGGCAGAAAGTTCTCAAAGAAATGGAAGTTGAAGATAGTTTCCTGATTGATGAGACAGAGGATTCAACTTTTAGACAGATGAATGCCATACGAACAGCGGCTACTACACTGGGTATCAAAGTAAAAGGGACAAGAGAAAGTGAACACAGTAGAAGGGTCCACCGGACAGGGTGACATGCATATTTTTCAGGCTGAATTTAGCGGCCAGGGGATAACGCATGAACAAAAAACAGATTGGCTCCACGATTGTTGGGAGCATGGCTTGCATATCATTCCCTGCGGCAGTCCATCAGAGATTGTTCCCGCCTACTTCCGCAAACGTCATCCGTTTGATGATGAGCTTGCACTCAAGGGCAAGTGGGCAAAGACACCAAGGGTTAGCTGGGCTACCTATCAGAAGATCCAGCCATCAGCCGAGGAGATCCAACGCTGGCATCAGGAATATCCCAACGCTAACTGGGCAGCCATCACCGGCATCACCTTTGTGGTCATCGATGCCGATTCAGACGAGGCTGTTGATTGGATCTCAAAAGGCGCTATCACGCAGAGCCCACTCGTTCAGCGTACCCCCAGAGGAGGAGCGCACTACTTCTATGGCATGGGTCAACAAAATGTCAAGACAGCAGCAGGTGCTAACAAGATAGATACTAGGGGCGGCGGAGGCTATGCGATGATCGCACCTTCTACCGGGTACACCATGTATTGCAATCAATCGGTGGGCCTGACCTCAATAGATGAACTCCCCTGGCTGACCGAAGAAGACATCAATGCTATCTCTTTATACAACAGCGATGGTGAGGTTGAACCATCACTACGCGATAAGCTCAATGATGATGCAGTAAAGGAAGGGGGGCGCAACGATAAGCTTGCCCGACTTGTAGGCAAGTGGATCAAGGAAGGCTGGGGGATGAGGGAGATCCAGATCAAGGCTCAGGATTGGGCGCAGACCTGTGAACCTCCGATGAACATAGTCGAGACAGCTACTACAGTTATGTCGATCTGTCAAGGTCACATCAAACGCAACCCGGATGACCTCCACGCTGGGGTGAACGAGTGGAAGACCAGTGAGTGGCAGACGCAGATCAGCGAAGACCTGAAAGAGATACAGGATCAGGAAGATCCCGTCCTGGTCGAGGCTCCCCCAGAGAAAGGACCGCTTGGCTTAGTCTCTTTCAGCGACAAGGAATGGCAGGAAGACACACTTGAGGACAGCGTCGAGCAATACTGGGGTGATGCATTCATCTTCAAGCAAAGCAGGGTACTACTATTGGGTAAGCCAAAGATTGGTAAGTCTAATTTCCTTGGGGCATTCGCCGCCGGGGCGACCACAGGCACTGACTTCATGGGGTTACCGTTCAGCAAGCCATTGAAGGTGATGTGGTTTCAGGCTGAGATCATCAAGGAATTTATGAAGGGTAGGATCGAGACATACTTCAGAAGGTTCGGCGATGATGAGGATCTGATCCGCATGGGGTACGAGAACCTCATCGTGTCAGGCAGACTAAGAAAGAATTTGATGACCGATCAGGATATCCAGGCGTTTCACGACGAGATTCAATATCACAAACCAGATATCATCATGATAGATCCTATCATTAACTTCTTCGATGGCGAGGAGAATAGCAACACAGAGATCCGTAAGTTGCTTGACAGGGTGGATAAGCTGATCGAGATGAATGATATTGCGGTCATCCTGGCGCACCACACAGGGAAAGATAGAGCCGATGACAAAAGCTTTATGTCAGCCCGTGGGGGTAGCGTGTTCGCAGGATGGTTCGACAGTGGTGTTAAACTGGCAGGAGAAAAACCTAACGTCACTTTCTATTATGAAGCGCGGAATGCGAAAGATCCCGATGAGCACTTGGCCTACTTTGATTTTCAACTGGGTGTCTGGACCGTCAGTGATCTGGGTCGCAGACCAGTGAAGCAATTGTCTGAAGAAGATGAGGTGGCGATAGCCAGCATCGTTCTCAAAGGCATGAAGGTGGACAAATACTACAAACGTAATGAGCTTGAACTGATCGCCAAGGCTCAACTGCGTAGACACAACAAGGCGAATGGTCAGAAAGCCTGCAGGAATGCAGTTAGCTATGTGCAGGGTAACTTGGGACACAAGGTGCTGACATTCAGCCTGCCCGGTCAGGCGATGTGGCACTATCTTGCGGAGAGTACCGCAGCAAAACCATGGGAGATAGAGTGATGAGCACGATGAGAGTGATGAGCACGATGAGCACGATGACGCATTTTAAAAACTGGATGGCCGGACTGATGGGCCGTGAAAAAAATCAAGAGGTCGTAGAAAACCTTCCTCAAGAATCTCAAAAGGTAAAGAAGAAGTTGAAGCAAGCGCGGGATGCGAAGGGTAGATTCCTTTGAGTGATCCAGTAAACCCAAGTCATTACAAGCAGGGTGACATTGAATGTATCGATGCAATCAAGGCAAGCATGACCCTCGCTCAGTTCCAGGGATACCTCAAGGGTAACATCATGAAGTATCTGTGGCGCTACGAGCACAAAAGCAACAAGGGTCTTGAGGATCTCAACAAGGCGCAGTGGTATATGGACAAACTAAAAATTACAGTCAGTAAGGAGAGAAACCTATGAGCGATATACCAGAGAGATCGTCGGACGATATAGAAAACCTTGGTGTCGAGATAGCGGTAACTAGGCTGCTTGACACAACGGAGCGTATAGCAAGCTCACTTGAACGTATCGTTGCGCTAATAGAAAACAGCATAGACGAACCGGACGAGTATGACGAAGACGAAGACGGAGAGGATGAGTATGACGAATGG